GTATGGTTTCCAATGCAATGGGTGGAATGGGTGGCGGTGGAACCAGCCCTAATGGAGCCCCTGCTGGAACACTTACTCAATCAGTACTTGGCGGTGGCGGTGGACCTATGTTCCACTTTGGTGATATCAACACCAATCGCAGTCAAAACTTAACAATGATGGGCGGTGGCGGAGGTGGCGGAGGAAAAGGTGCTTCCGCAGCAGACATCGGAAAACAAATTGCTTCCCAAGTAGCCTCTGCAATTGGTGCTGCTTTAAATAACCGTATTAGTGAAAACTCTAGTTATTCACTATCAGCCAGCCGTCTAGACATGCTGTACCAACAGACAAGTGGTATGAGCCGCCAGGGTGTTTATGCATCACAACGTCAACCACTTCAACAGTACAAACTTGGTACTGGTGGAATTAATAGCGTTTTGGCTTTACAAGCATCCACAGGTATTGATGCATTAAAGCAAGCAAAGAGCGTAGAGTCTCTCAGGGCTTCTTCGGGTTACGCATATAGCACCGACCAAATTAACCAAATGACTCGTGGCATGGCAAGTGCCCAATCTGCTAACCGTATGTTTATGACCATGGGTACAGGCATGTACGGCGTTGGCGGACAGCAAAAGAGCAGCATGACAGTTGTTAAAGATGTTGTACAACGTCTTGGACTAACTACAGAAAGCGCTCTAAAGGGTGCAATGGCTCCTGGTTCTATGACTCGTGAGCGTTTGCGGCAATCAGGTCTTCCTGAGGATATGCAAGACCTTGTCCTTCAGTATGCCCAACAAAACGTGGCATATAAGAAAAAAGGTGGAGCGGGTATGTATGACGCTTCCAATAAAGGAATGCGTAACACCATGGGTGTTGAAAATACTTACGCAAACCAAAATGAAGAAACTGACCGTGTTAAGGGTAACCGTGAAGAAAACATGTATAAACGTCAGGCTGACAACTATGCAGCCATGGAAAAAGGTATGCAATCTTTAACACGCACTATGGAAAAACTAGACAATGCTATGGCTGGTTTGATTGGTGCAAAGGTCCGTACTCGTGGCATTGGCTCTTTAGTTAAAGGTGCATTGCCAATGGCAGGTACTTTAATTGGTGCGGCTATTGGAAGTGTTGTTCCAGTAGCGGGAACTGCTGGTGGTGCAATGGTTGGCGGTGCTATTGGAAGTTTTGCAAGTTCATTTCTTGGTGACGCTACAGGTGAAAAAGAAAGCAATGCTCAAAAACTAAATTCTAAGGCTAGTGGTACACCTGCCAACGTTACAAAAAGCCAGGGGCAGTTATCAAAACTTAACCCTAAGATGCGTGAAAAAGTACAAGCCATGTTGGCAGCAAACCCCAAACTTTATATTGGTGGCGGTGTTCGTTCTACCGCACAACAAAAAGCAATGTTCATGGATAGGTACCAACCTACAGAAGAAAAAACAGATGTCTTTTGGAAAGGACAATATTGGAAACGTACTAAGGGTGCAGCCGCAGCCCCTCCAGGAATGTCTATGCATGAGATTGGCCTTGCCGCAGACATGGCTCCTGAATCTGAATTTGGGTGGGTAAAGGACAACGCACACCGCTTTGGTCTTCGGTCATTCTTTGATGTTAACGATGAGCCTTGGCACGTACAGCCTGCTGAGTTGCCTGCATCTCGTATGCAATATGAGAAGAGCGGAGCACCATGGGGACATAACGGTCAAGTATCTGAACCTACCGACCTTAAAGCAACTATCAAGAACCTCTTAGGAATGGAACACCCGTCTGTTAGTGGCAAGAGTGGGCAAGGCGCTTCTTCTAGTGTAGCCACAAAGATTCAAGATTACTCAGGTATGAGTATTAATGATGCTATTGATGCAATGGGTCCGCAAGGAGGGGGAGACTCTCGTGGTGGCTCAGGTGGTTCTACAGGTAATGTTCGCACATCTTCATTAAACACTTCTAGTAACTCTGGGGGCAGCAGTAGAGGCTCAGGACCTTTAAGTGGTCCGCAAGTAGCAGCCATTATGTATAAAGCAGGCTTTAGAGGAAAACGTTTAGTAGAAGCAGTTGCTATTGCTCAACGAGAGTCTCGTTTTAACCCTAAGTCTTTTGCTAATGATAGTGATGACCTTTCATATGGTTTGATGCAAATTAACATGAAAGGGGCTATGGGTCCAGGTCGTAGAAAAACCTACAACCTTAAAAAGAATGAAGACCTATTTAATCCTGACACCAACGCACGGGTTGCTTGGACTTTATCGGGAAATGGTAACAACTGGGACCATTGGAAATTAAATGGTGACCCATTAGCCAAGACTAATGTTCCACAAGCCGCTAAGTATGTTAAGCAAGCGGGTTATGCCACCTCAGGTGATGCTAAACAAGGTGACCCAGTTAGTGGCATGGGTATGGGCCAAGGTATGCCTAAACAAGCCCCCGCTGCTTCCACAGTACTTATTCAACAGCAATCTGCACCATCTTCAACACCTGGAAATAGTTATAATGTTACAATTTCTCCAACGATACATTTGCATGGTGGAAACAATACGGCTATGGATGCTCAAAAAATAAGTAGAGAAATTGCTGCTCACGTAGAACGACAGTTGCGGTTAACTTCACAGAGAGGCCGATAATGGCAGGATACTCAACAGACCAATTTTACAACTTTGCTCAATATGAAGAGGGGTCACCTAACCGAACAGTTAATGATAACCCAAACTTTGCGTACCCTGGAAACCGTGCCCCTAACGTTTATGACAAGGCTGGAGAAGGTAGAACTGACACCCGTGTACAACGTGGTTTTATTCGTGGCATTTTTCCAGAAATTTTACAGCAAGCCGCAACTAACACTTTAGACAAAACCAGAAAATCTACATACACAAATGCAAAAACAAGTATAGTTTCACGGCGTTGCTTTTTTCAATTTAATCCAAGTCTTATTTTACGCTCTGTAGAAGCAAGCACAACTGTTCTTAACCCATTGCTTCAACCTGCAACAGAGTTACTACAACCCATTCCAGGTCAGGCTGCTTTTGAATTTCAATTACTCTTTAATAGGGAACGTGAAGTGTCCAATGACAGAATGGCTTCAGGGTTTAATGATAAAACTGGAGACCCAACAATGTCTCCTACTACTAAAGCAATCACCTCACTAACAACTTATGGTGTTGGTGATAACGCCTACTCACAACAACACGTGGCAGAACTTGGCGTTTTGACAGACTTGTATGTTTTAGATTCAATTATTGGACAATCCATCACTCAAGACTCTATTGCGGCGTTAACTAGTTATTGGGACATTACACAAAAAAACAAAGTGGCAACTAAATCTACTGTTGAAAACCAAGATGGGACTAAAACGGTAACGACTAATAATGCCGATGGTTCCGTTGAAGTGCAAACATATAAAAAAAATGGTGACAAAGATACATTTACAAAAACAGATGGTGTAGATGGTTTTGGAAACTTTCCTTTTACTACGGATGAAACTAAAAAGAAACTTGAAAGTGTCCTTGGTAACTCTGCATTCCTAAGTCCCCTACCTGTTCGTATTGTCTTTTCATCATTATTTATGGTTGAAGGCTTTGTAACATCTTCTAACGTTGCCTTTCATAAGTTTAATAGCAAAATGGTGCCAACTGTATGCAGTGTTACTTTAAATGTTCAAGCACTTTACTTAGGTTTTGCAAAAAGAGATTCGTATGTATCCCAGCAACTTGCAACACAACTAAAAACATCCGCTGAAAATAAAGCAGATGACCTCAAAGCACAAGGAATTGCAAAAAAAGGTTTAGAAGAGGGGTTAAAAGTTAATCTTAAACTTATAATTCCCCATGGAAGTAACCCTACTGAAAGCCTTAACAGTTGGTGGAGTAGAGGTGTTGCTAACAATTGGGATTTTGCACAACCTGGTAATGGTGCTCGTTTTGACTCTGTTGCTGGAAGAGGCTTAAGAGTGTACGTAACTGAAAGTCTTAAAAAGTTAATTAAATCAAATGCAGTTCAAAATATTCAAATTGACAAAATTGAGTTATTATTTTTAAACAAAGATAACCTGCCCCCAAACTACAAAGATGTAAGAAAACTCCAAGAGTCTTTAAACAAAGGTATTGTTCCTGGTCAATCACGTACAGGCAAACCAGTAACTATTTTAAGAACTGAAATAAATGTTGTTAATGATTTTAATCTTAACTACCTTGATAATGGTTCAGGTCACAATGGTGTAACACCAGGAGAGGCTATTGAATCCGCTAAAATTGAAAACTCAGATATTAAAAAACCAATTACTTATTTTTGGCAATCAGCACCATTAACTGTTGCACCCCCATCAGTTGACCACTTTGGTACAACAAACATAATGGTTGTAATGCTTGTTCAAATGTCTTGTCAATACACTTCTGGAACTCAGGATACTTCTGTTGAGCGTGTTCGTGTAACTAAATCAGTTATCTTAGACAACGTAAGCCCTACTAATCAAGACTTTATTTTTAAAAACAGTGGGGACCCAAGAAAGCAAAGCGGGTTATCAGTATGATTATTAATGGTTCTCGTTATATTCAATCTATTGTTACTTATGAAAATCAAGCAACACAAGTTGCAGTGCCAGATAAATCGTATACCCCACAAAGGATAACGACCATTACGACTAAATCAGGTGACACCTTTCAACAAGTTGCTTCTCATGTATTGGGTGACTCTACACAGTATTGGAAAATTGCTAAATTAAATCCTTTTATTAGGTTTCCTGATGCAATTCCAACAGGCACTATTCTGCGTGTTCCTTTAGCATGATTTTTAAAACGGAATCTCCGTTATCCCCTGATGTGTCAATTACTATTGATAGCGTCCCGACTAACTACCTGTCGCTACAGCGCATCTCTATTGAAGAACAAGAAAACAATCATAATCTTGTAGTTCTTGATTTTTCAGGATTAGCCCCTGAAACCTTTTTTGATTTTATTGATAAACCTATAAGCATTGACATATCTTTTCCTACGCTGGGTGGGGTTTCGTTTTATGGCTACATTGGGTTTTTAGAGCCACATTCGGAAACAAAGAGTGGACTTGTTAATCAAAGCGCTTTTCAAATTACTAGAATGTATTGCTTTGGTGCTAGTTACATAATGAAATCAAAAAAATCAAAAGCATGGGAAAACGTAACTATTTCGGACATTGCAAAAACTATTGCAGACACTTACAAATTCTCAGTGTCTGTCCCTAATGACTCTTATAGGTTTCCTAGATTAGTTCAATCTTCTAAATCAGATTGGGAATTTCTTAAAGAAACTTGTAATACTTTAGGATATTCAATTAGTGCAAGAGGGACACATATCCATATTTGGGACCCTTTCCAAGCAATGAACCACCGAATTTCTTATGCAGTTTTAAAAACAATTGCAGGATTAAACGGGAATGTTTCTCCAAACGTTGGTCAAATACTTAATTTTGATGCAACCATTGGAAATGTTTCAACTGCTGGTGAACGCACCCCAGAAACTATTCACATTCTAGATAAAAGTAATGCAATACTTTCTGTAGGTGGAAATTTAAATAAAGAAACATCTGGGTTAGGTACACCTTTAGAGTCCCCTTTTACCGACACCCTTTCTAAAAATGCTGATAGTTATGAAATGGCTGACAAGTTTATTATGGGTTCTTTACGAACTAAGTTTTCAATGAGTGCCATTGTACAAATTACAGGTAATCCAACTATCAAGCCAGGTGGCATTATAAAATTGGATAAGTACGACACCAGTTTTGATGGGTTTTGGTATGTCCGTAGTGCTCGTCATGAAATCACCCATTCCCAACTTGTTACTACTTTAGAATTGATTAAAGATGGAATTGGGGATTCTACACCTACGTCAACAGTTGTACAAGAATACAAAACCCCTCCAGTCCCTTCATTAATTAATAAGCGTTGGATATCCTCTACTAACTACGTAAGTACCTATTAAGGACATATATGAAAGCAATATCAATACCTTTTAATTTTTCAGGCGGTTCTGTTGCAGCCACTTCGGAATCAACAAAAATAACAGAACAACACATTGTAGATGTGCTTATAACTGCCCCTGGAGAACGGGCTATCAACGTAGGTTATGGTGCCAACATCCAATCGTTGTTATATGAACCTTTGGATACTCTTGTTTTTGACGATTTTAAATTAGATACTTTAGACAAAATAAACAGTGTATTGGTATCTGGTAAAGTTGTGGATATTACAACTTCTTACCCAGACTCTCCCCAAATGGCCTTTTCTGAAGATTCCACTTTTTCAGTATCCATCAAGTATGCCCTACCCCTTCAGGGTTCTAGAGCATTTACTTTTGCTGTAAACACAACTATTTAGTAGGTTATAACTATGCCAACATTTGATTATACGAGCCGTGACTATTACGGAATACGAGAAGATTTATTAACTCGTGCTGCATCACTTCCAATTGGTGCCGAATGGGACACCCGTTCTCCCGCTGACTTTGGTGTAATGCTTGTAGACCTCTGGGCTTACATGGGCGATATTCTACATTTTTATGTAGACCAAGCAGCCGCTGAAGCGTACCTTAGAACAGCAACACAGCGAGAGTCCGTTTTGGCGTTGGCTAACTTACTGGACTACAGTCCGCTAGCCCTTAACTCTGC